AGTTAATCCAACACAAGCAGTTCAAAAGATTAAAAGAGAGCTAAAATCTGCAATATCTTCTCTAAGAACATCAAAGGATATTAAACAAATTAGTTTGTTAAAGAAAAATCTAAATAAAATTAATGCTATAGGTGGAACGTCATCAATTGTTCCATCAGAGGGATTAGTTTTTAAGTATAATGGTAAAATGTATAAATTTACAGGAGCATTTGCACCTGTAAATCAAATATTAGGTTCATTTAAATTTGCAAGGTAAAATATGAGTTATAGTAGAGATAGTGAAAGACAAAATAAAGTCTTAGGTGATTTAATTAGTGGAAAAACACCCGAAAAAAGAGTTATGGTTGGTTATGAGGGTGACAAAGAGGTGACAACAGGTGATAAGATAGATAGACTATCTGATATCATGAAAGACGCTAGGATGCCCTGGTTTTGTCCGGCGTGTAAGAAGACGATGAAGAAACGTTTAGACAATAAGATGTGGTTATTGTATAATCATTGTTTTGATTGTCAGATTGATTTTGAAAATAAACTTCGTATTGAGGGTAAGTATGAAGAATGGGAAAATAGTAAAGTAAAGAATAATCAGAAAGCATATCTTGAAGATTTGTTAGTGGATTTGGAAGAATGGAAAAATACAAAAATTGAGTTTCAAGAACAAGTTGGAGTTCAAGATTTGGAAATGCAGAAAGAAAAGTGGACACAAAGCCAAGAACAAGTAAAAGAAATGGCTGATAAAGCAGAAGAATTTATCAGAAAAACACTAAAAGAAATAGAATAACTATTTATATATATGAAGAACCTTTACTTTAAAAAGAACAATTACTATCTCGTTCCAGGTCACACTTGTAACGAAATACATCAGGTTTTGACAGATATAAAAAGATTAGCTGAGGTATATTTGTCAGACATAGAAGATTTAGATGAAGATAGTGAAAGGTTTGAAGAAGCAATGATTATCTTTGAATTTGTAATAGACAAATTTTTAAGGATTAATGAGTTAGATTCTTTAGAGTTAGGTGGAATGAAGTCTTCAATAACGTTTAACGAATTATTAAAATCTGCTGGTCTTAAAAGGGCTGGTAGTCGATAGGAGAATAATATGGCAACTAATATGAACCCTAGTTCATCTATGAATGTTCATCCAAGTGATTACGATCGTTTTCAAAAATTCGGACATCCTGGAAAATATAAGGGTGTGCAGACAGTTAATAATGCTACAGGTAGTTTTACAGCTTCTAATTATGGTGCAGGTGCACTTATCGTGGGAGAATCATCAACAACTGGACACGCTGATTTATCAGGTGGTGGAAGAATTAATCTTGCACATTTAACAGTTGGAACACAATATGATTTTTCACTAAAAGAAGTAGCTTGTAATGCAAAAGCAGTTTATGTGTTGATACGTAATCCAAAGATAAACTAATGGATAAGAACTTCAAAGAGATTATAAAGAAAGAATATTTAAGGTGTGCGGCTGATCCAGTTTACTTTTTAAAAAAGTATTCGTTTATTCAGCACCCAATCAAGGGAAAAATACCATTCGCTCTTTATGACTTTCAAGAGAAAACTTTAGATGAGTTTTCACAAAATAAACTTAACGTAATCTTGAAAGCACGTCAGTTAGGTATTAGCACCCTAACTGCTGGATACTCTTTGTGGATGATGACGTTTCATCAAGACAAGAATGTTTTGGTTATTGCAACAAAACAAGATACTGCAAAAAACTTGGTAACAAAGGTTCGTGTTATGCACGCAAACTTACCAAGTTGGCTAAAGCAACCTTGTGTGGAAGATAACAAGTTAAGTTTGAGTTACAAAAATGGTTCTCAAATAAAAGCTGTTTCAAGTGGTGAGGATAGTGGTCGTTCTGAAGCACTATCGTTACTGATACTTGATGAGGCAGCGTTTATTGAAAAGATTGATACGATATGGGCAGCAGCATCTCAGACGTTATCAACTGGTGGTCAATGTATTGCACTCTCAACACCAAATGGTGTTGGTAATTGGTTTCACAGAACATGGGCTGATGCTGAAGATGGATTAAATGATTTTAATTTTATCAAGTTACATTGGACTGTTCATCCTGAAAGAGAGCAAGATTGGAGGGATGAACAAGACAGATTATTAGGGCCAGCTATGGCTGCACAAGAATGTGATTGTGACTTCATCACTTCAGGACAAAATGTTATTGATGGTGTTATTTTAGAAGAAATGAAAAATACCACGTGTGTAGAACCTATCGAAAAACGTGGTATTGATAGTAATCTTTGGGTTTGGGAGCCAGCAGATTACACAAAAGATTATATAGTATGTGCTGACGTAAGTAGAGGTGACTCTACAGACTATTCTGCTTTTCATGTTATAGATTTAGAAGATTGTAGACAAGTAGCAGAATATAAAGGTAGAATATCTACAAGAGACTATGGTAATATGTTAGTGAACGTAGCTCAAGAGTATAATGAAGCACTACTTGTTGTGGAGAATAACAATATTGGATGGGCAGCAATCCAACAAATTATTGATAGAGATTATCAGAACCTATTCTACACATCAAAAGATTTAAAGTATGTTGATACGCAAAGACAGATAAGCAACAAGATTAACAGAGAAGAAAGACAGATGGTTCCTGGCTTCACAATGTCTATGAAGACAAGACCATTGGTTGTTGCAAAGTTAGAAGAATTTTTTAGAGAAAAAGCAGTTCACGTTCAATCGAATAGATTAATTGATGAATTGTTTGTGTTTATCTACAATGGACAGAAAGCAGAAGCAATGTCAGGATATAACGATGACTTAGTAATGTCTTTTGCTATGGGATTGTGGATAAGAGAAACAGCATTGAGATTGAGAGCAGAGGGTATTGAATTATCAAAAAGAGCTCTCTCAAATGTAAATGCACATCAAGGACTTTATACTCCAGACGAGAATAAGAATGATTCTTGGGTATGGGAACATGGTAAAGGTCCAAACAAACAGAAAGAGTCACTTAGTTGGCTCTTGTAAATGAGGTAAAAAATGGCTGACAAATCATTATTTGGAAGACTACAACGATTATTTTCAACAAACGTAATTGTTAGAAATGTCGGTGGTAAAAAACTAAAGATAGCTGATACAGATAAAATTCAGCATATAGCAAAGAGTAATCTTATAGATAGATTTACAAAGTTGTATTCTGGTTATGGAGCATCAGCAACTTCCGATGCAGTTCACAAAAAATCACTAAGGTTAGGTTTGTTCAAAGACTACGAATCAATGGATAGTGATGGTATCGTTTCTTCAGCATTAGATATTTACGCAGATGAATCAACAATGAAAAGTGAGTATGGTAGTGTATTAGAAATAACCACAGACAATGACAATATCAAAGCTATACTAAATAATTTATTTTATGACGTATTGAATATTGAATTCAACTTATGGCCTTGGGTTCGTAATATGTGTAAGTATGGTGATTTCTTTTTACAATTAGAAATAAATGAAAAGTATGGTATTACAAATGTATCACCACTTTCAGCATACGACGTATCACGTGTAGAGGGTCTTGATGAACAGAATCCACATTACGTTAAGTTTGTTTTAGAACAAGGTGGAGACCAACATTCAGCATATAGCACACAAAAACCTCATCAAACTGAATTAGAGAACTTTGAGGTAGCACACTTCAGATTACTTTCAGATTCAAACTTCTTACCTTATGGTAAGTCAATGATTGAACAAGGTAGAAAAGTTTGGAAACAATTATCCCTTATGGAAGATGCTATGATGATACATAGAATCATGAGAGCACCCGAAAAAAGAGTTTTCCAAATAGACATTGGAAACATTCCACCGAATGAAGTCGACAACTATATGCAAAAAGTTCTAAATAAGATGAAGAAAACACCTATTATCGACCAAGCAACGGGTGAATATAATCTAAAATATAATATGCAAAATATTACTGAAGACTTTTTCTTACCTGTTCGTGGTGGAGATAGTGGAACAAGAATTGAATCCTTACCAGGTTTAAGTTACGAAGCAGTAGAAGACATAGAATATCTAAAGAATAAAATGTTAGCAGCACTTAGAGTTCCAAAAGCATTTCTTGGATATGAAGAATCACTTGGTAGTAAAGCAACACTTGCAGCAGAGGATGTAAGGTTTGCAAGAACAATTGAAAGAATACAAAGAATCACTGTATCTGAGTTGACAAAGATAGCTATTGTTCATTTGTATTCACAAGGTTATCAAGACGCAGACTTAGTTAACTTTGAATTAAATCTTACAAATCCATCCACAATCTATGAAACTGAAAAGGTTGAATTGTGGAATAGTAAAACACAATTGGCATCTTCAATGTTACAAGATGGTATAGTTTCTACAGAATGGATTTACAAGAATGTATTTAATTTTACTGACGATAAAATTAAGGAAATGGATAATCAGATTGTATTTGATTACAAACAAAAGTTTAGACGTTCTCAAATAGAATCTGAAGGTAATGATCCTGCAAAGAGTGGTGAAGCACAAGGCACACCATCAGATGCGCAGGCAGGTAGAACGGGACATGAATTAGATGATAAGGGTGGAGCACCTGAAGGTGGATTCGATGGTGCAGGAAGACCTAAAGAGGTAACTAAATATGGTAAAGATGGTAGTGCTAGAGGTAGAGACCCTTTAGGTTCAAAAGATAGAAAAAAACAATACAATCCAAGTTTGGCACTAGCTCATTTTGATGGTTTAAAAAAGAATATGAAGAAGTTTTCTCAAAAAGACTATCAATTAATAAATGAGGCTGAAACGATTGAAAGTGAATATAAAGAAGAACTTAAAGACGCAAAAATAAAGTAATTTTTTATATTTTTATATTTATATATGACATACTTAACGCTGGAGCATTTTAATGTTAAATAAAAAAATGAAACACAACAAAATTAAGAATACCGGTATTCTTTTTGAGTTGTTGACAAGACAAATTACAGTGGATTTGATGGAATCAGATAGTTCCAAAGCTGTAAACATAGTAAAAAAGTATTTTAAAAGTGGTACACATCTTGGTAAAGAGTATGAGTTGTACAAAATACTTACAGAAACCAAATACACTACTGAGTCTCGTGCTGAAGCATTGATAGATGCTGTTATGAGTAGTAGAAAGAAGTTAAGTAACTCTTCTATTAAGAGAGAAAAATACAATCTCATCAAAGAAATCAGAGATAGTTACAATGAAAAAGATTTCTTCAATACAAAAATTAACAATTATAAAGTTCTAGCGTCAATTTATAATTTGTTTGAACACAAAGAACAAAGTATAGCTCCAGACAAGTATGTTGCAACAAAATATACAATCGTAGAGAATATAACTGCTGATTCTAAATCTTCTAAAACTAACAAAACATATGACTATCTCAAAAAACAAGAAAAAGATTTGAGAATGTTAGCATATGCTACATTAGTAGAAAAGTTCAATAAGAAATATTCCAACTTAACTGAAAAGCAAAAGAAATTAATTAAAGAATATATTAATAATATTTCTAACACAAATAAGTTAAGAGAGTATGTCGATAGTGAGGTTGAAGAAGTGAAAGATACTTTGAAATCTCAAATTAAAAAAGTAGATGATAAAGTTACACAAATAAAACTAACAGAGGTTATGAATCAAATCGATGGTTTGAAAAAAGGTAAAGTTGTTTCTGATAAGCAGGTTGTTTCAATGATGAGGTATTACCAACTTATTGGGGAGATAGATAATGTCGCAAACTAAATTTGAAGAACTTAAAAATACAATACGTGAACTTATCCAAGATGATATAGATCTAGACGAAGCGTCTGTCACAGGTGCTCTTGATGGTGGAGCAGGTCCTCCCAAAACACCATTTGCTTTTAGTGGTAAACGTAAAAAAGATAAAAAGAAAAGAGATAAGATAGCCAAACAGAGTGGTTATAGCATGACTGAAGCTAAATTTCATGTTAAAGTTCGTGGTTTAGGTAGTGTTATAGTTAATGCTAGTGGTAAAGGTGAAGCTAAAATGATTGTTGCAAAACAATTAAAAAAACGTAAAGATATTGAGAGTGTAACCAGAGTTGGTGTTTCTAAAGCAAAACAGATTGATAAGAAACTTGAATCTGTAAATGAGGGTAGATACCACGATTACAGAAATGACGAAACTCTAACACCAAAACAAAAGATTGGTCGTTCTATGATGGAAGTTCGTGATACGTTAAAACAGTTAGAAAGTATAGTCGGTATGAACATCCGTTTGAAAAACGAAGTAGGTGTTGATTCTACATCCTATTGGAAAAGAACTCATACGGCTATGAAAAAAATTAGTGAAAGGTTAGTTAAGTTAGCTAATAAAGTCGGACAATTACATTAAGGTTTTTTGTGAAACTGAAACAAAAACCAAAGTGGGAGCACTTTAAATTTCAACTTATATATAAGTTGTTAGATATTATAACTCTAACCAAAAAATTTTGTGAAGAATCCCTAAAAAATGGGGATAGAAAAAGTTTTAATAAGATAGAGGCTCTTGGTAAAGTAGATAAACTTATCGAAGAGTTAGAAGAAATTAGAACTGAAATAATTAAAGTAAGAAGTTAGGAAACAAGATGAGACAACTCATAGTAGATTATATACCATTTGATATAAAACCATCACAAATCAACGAATCCATGAAAGAAAACAATGGTAAGTTGATTGTTAGCGGCATCTTACAGAGAGCAAATGCTGAAAATCAGAATGGTAGAATATATCCTAAAGAAATTTTGGTAAGGGAAGCAAATAAATACAACAAAACATTTATACAAGAACGTAGAGCTATGGGTGAGTTAGACCATCCAGAAAGTTCAGTAGTTAACTTAGCTAACGTTTCTCATAACATTAGAGAGATGAAGTGGGAAAATGACGACTTAGTTGGAACTGTAGAAGTTTTACCAACTCCCGCTGGTAATATTCTCAAAGAATTATTCCGTTCTGGTATAAAGT